TATGATACAAGAAGAGTTAAAACCAATAATAAACAAAGTGAAGACCTTAGTGTCTAAACATAATTTTGCAAATTAAAAAAATATAACTAATTTTAGGGTGGTATAATAGCCACCCTTTTTTTATTGGTAGATATGAAAGTAGTAAAGAGAAAAATCGCAGAGCTGATACCAGCTGATTATAACCCTAGAAAGTTAACAGATAAACAGGAGAGAGATTTAACTAATTCTCTTAAAGAGTTTGGGCTTGTAGACCCAATTGTAATTAACACCTATGAGGGCAGAGAGAATGTTATCATAGGAGGTCACCAGAGGGTGAAGGTGTGGGCTAGGCTAGGCAATAAAGATATTGATTGTGTAGAGGTCAGTTTACCGATTGAAAGGGAGAGGGAGTTGAATGTGAGGCTCAATGCAAACACAGGGGAGTGGGATTTAGATTTGCTAAAAGATTATTTTGAGATACCAGAGCTTGAGGAGTGGGGATTGGATTTAGATTGGGAGTTGGAAGAGGAGACTGAGGTTCGCGAAGACAACTATGATGTATCTCTCCCTGAAGAGCCAATAACCGTGTTGGGCGACTTGTATGAGATTGGGGAGCATAGGCTTTTATGTGGGGATAGTACCAGTGCTGACGATATGGAGAAGTTAATGGGGGGGGGAGGAGGCTGTTGTGTGCGTTACAGACCCACCTTACAACATGAATTACATTGGAGCATTCTCAGGTAAAGACCCGAGCAAAGTAGATAGGTCGGCATCTTATATGGCTAGGAGAGTGGCAAAAGAGATATTAAAAGATAGTGGCGAGGCAGAGGTGGCAGTGGGCTATGGTATAGGATTGGAACAGCCTGTCCATCTATCGGCATCAATAGATGGAGTAGATGTTACTAAATTAGTAAAAGAGAGATACGACTTCACTCCTAATGGAATAGCAGAGTATTTAGATATTTATAATCTAAACTTTTATGAGCTATCAAAAGGGTGTCATTATAGAAATGATCTAATATAGTTGCTATGGCAAAGGAGAAAGTGAACAATATGAACACTAATAAAAAAGAGTTCTTAGATGCTTTCAGGAGGAATGCTGGTAATATCTCCGATGCTTGTAAGACTATTGGCATTGGAAGAACCACCTATTACCTATGGATGAAAAATGACAAAGATTTTAAAGCAGAGGTAGAGGCGGTAGAGGAGTCTTTGATTGATTATGCTGAGTCAATGCTGATGAAACAGATAAGGGAGGGTAATATGACAGGGATTATCTTCTTTTTAAAGACAAAGGGCAAGGAGAGGGGTTATGTGGAGAGGACAGAGCAGATAGTGGATGTTGGTTCTATCCCTGTTTTAAGTTTAGACCCATTTAGTGATGATACAGGTAACGACAGCAACGAGGAAGATAGCGAGGCTTAAAAAACGCATCTGGATAGTTCAGGGAGGACAGGGTGCTGGTAAGACTTTTTCTATTCTTTTGATGTTAATAAACCACGCTAGTAGTGTGCCGAACAGGAGGATTTTTATTGCATCGGCAGAGCTGTCAAAAATGAAACTAGGGTTGATAAGAGATTTTGTTGATATAATGAAGTCTCTTTCTTTATTTCAAGACACAAGGTTTAAGGGTGGAGTAGTTTATTATTTCTCTAACCATTCTTTTATCCATTTCATAGGGTTAGATAAGGAGGATGTAGGTAAGGGGTTGAGAGGTGATATTCTCTTTGTGAATGAGGCCAATAAGTGTGGTTTTGAGGAGGTGCGAGAAACGATGGGGAGGATGAAGAGAGTTATTTTTGATTATAACCCTAATGCACACTTTTGGGTGGATGATGAGATTAAGGGTAGAGATGATGCTGAGTTGTTGATCCTCACTTATAAGGACAATGAGTTCCTAGCAGATGAGGAGAGGAGAGAGATAGAGATGTATAAAGAAAGGGGTTTTATAAATCCCGATTTGGAGCAGTATGATGTAGAGGGTAATATAAAGAGCAGCTATTGGGCGAACAAGTGGAGAGTGTATGGTTTGGGAGAGTATGGGCAAGTAGAGAATGCTATCTACACCGATTGGAAGTTTGGGCAGTTTGATGATACACTCCCTTATTGGTTTGGCTTAGATTTCGGTTTTAGCAATGACCCCGACGCTATGGTAAAAATTGCAGTAGATGAGAAGAGGGGGGTAATTTATGCTCACGAGTGTTTTTATCGGAGAGGGCAATCATCGGATGTATTAAGGAGTGCTATATTGGCTCACGCTAGTAGTAGCGATTTAATAGTAGCAGATAGTGCTGATGCTAGGCTGATAAGTGATTTATCTAGGAGTGTGAACATTCGGGGGGCTATAAAGTGGAAAGTTCGGGAGAGGATAAAAAAGGTACAGGGTTATACAATCGTTATAACTCCTACATCAAAGAATTTAGAGTTTGAGTTGATAAATTACCTATGGAGTGATAAAAAGGCAGAGGTGCCTGTTGATGAGCATAACCACCTTTTAGATGCTTTGGGTTATGCTGTTACAGGGCGTTCAAGCTTTAAGTTTTCCATTAGTTAAGTATAAAAGTTCAATAAAATGTTTAATAAATTTAAGGCACTCAGATACATTATAGCACTAGTTGTTTGGTTAATAGTGCTATATTTGGGTGTGTGCTTTGTGGAGTTGTCATTATTTTTCGCAGAGTGGAGTATTTGGGGGAGGGCGATATTTGTAGTTCTTCTCTTTGTGGGGTGGGGTTGGATATTTAGTGTAGAGTGATGAATTTGATAAAAAAAGCACTTCGGGGAAAGGCCAAAAGGCCTATAAATCAGTTAGAGCAGATGTTATATTCACATCTGGCAGGGGGTTCTCCCCTTATTTTTTACGATTACGGCAAGGCAGATTTTATTACAGAGGGATATTCTAGGTCTTCTGATGTTTATAAAATAGTAAACAAGATAATAGACAAGAGTGCAGTAGCTACTCCTTATGTCTACATAGATAGGGAGGGTGTTAAGAGTAGGATGAACGCACCTGTCAACGCTATGGATGTTGCGAGAAACAGGTTGCGGAAAAAAAGCCTAGACTTCGCAGACGGAAGTAGCGACTTGGTTCAATTGTTAAATAGGCCAAACGAACACCAGACTTTCAGGGAGTTCATCTCTCTGGCAAGGATATTCTACCACATACAAGGTGAGATGTTAATTTATAGGGAGACAGGCGACGACGGATGTGCTTTATCGCTGAATGTAGCTCCATCCCATCTAATGACACCTGTCTACGGTGATGACTATAACCAGATAATTAGAGGGTGGAAGTTGAAGATAGGACCAAAGAGCCACCGAGATTTAGACGCAGAGAATGTTATGCACTTTAAGAGGCCCAACCCTAATTACGATTGGAAAGGCTCACAGCTGAGGGGTTTTGCTCCACTATCTGCTGGGCTGAAAGATTTACAGCTCTCTGATAAGTCAAGGGAGGCGTGGCTCAAAGCGATGGAGAACGAGGGGGCAAAGGGTATCGTTTCGCCCAATCATCCTAACCCTGAGAATTGGCTACTGCCAGAGCAAGTCAAAGAGACACAAACGATAATAGACAGCAAGATTCACGGAACAAGCAATCGCAATAAGATTGCTGTTTCAGGCATGCCGTTGCAGTATTCGCACATTGGGTTATCTCCTGATGCATTAAATATCATCAATGGATTAAAATACTCAATGAGTGATTTATGCAACTTGTGGGGTGTACCTCCAGAGCTGTTTAACGAGGATCCTACCTATCAAAATCAAAAGGAGGCCGGAAAGCGATTTGTTAAGGAGGTGATATTACCTTATTTAAATGCTGAGGAGGACAAGTGGAACAAATGGCTTGTTGAACCTTTTAGGGTTAGAGATAATAAGAACTATGTAATTGACTACGATTTATCAGCTTTTGAGGAGTTAAGGTTGGACAACGAGGAGGTTGACGCTATGTTGAAGACTCACACTATTAACGAGGTGAGGGTTATGCAAGGTAGCGATGAGCTGGAGACTTCGGGTGCGGATGAGGTTTTTGTCTCTGCTGGTCAGTTTCCGCTGAGTGATTTTAGTAATGGCTTTGGGATAGAATGAGAACTACTTTAACACATAGAAAGATTCGGAGGATTGCCTTACAGGACGATAGGAGGGCATTAGCTTTTGAACGCAAGTTTGCGAGGGTGGTTCATATTGCAATTTTGAAACAGGCGGAGAGCTTTATGGAGTTTGGTTTCCTTTCTGATGATTTGCAGAAAGCATTAGAGCAGTTATATCAGGAGGTGGGTATCTCCTTTGCGGATAGCGAGAGCAAGAGGATGGAGGACTTCACAAAGAGCTTAAAGGCTCAGAGGTTCGGCGAGACACGAGGGTTTTTCGCTACTAGATACAACGAGTGGGCAAGGGGTTACATACAGGTAACAGTTGCTAAAAAGGTTGTAGGGATTAATGCGACTACACAGGATTTAATACAAGGGGTTATAGATGCCAATATGGGTAGCGTGTTTGAGGTAATAGCTCACGAGGTTCGCAAGGCTATGAACGCTAACAGAGTTCGTTCAATGATGATTGCGAGGACAGAGGTTGCTGGGATGGTGAACGCCACAAAAGAGTTTGCTGGTGGCGAGTTTGCTAGTGAGACAGGCCTAGAGGTAGGCAAGATTTGGGTTCATCGGGGGGCCAAAAACCCTAGAGATTGGCACCTAGCGTTAGACAACGGAGAGGTAATAGCAAAGGATGACCACTTTGTTGTTGATGACGGCGAGAGTGTGGAGTTGATGTTGCGTCCTCACGACCCTACCGCCAGTGCAAAGAATGTTGTTAATTGTGGATGTCAGGTATTGTATGTGCCTATTAGTTATAGAGATTATTGGAATTAAAGGGAGAGAGTTATGAGTTTAGTTTATAAAAGTTTATCCGAGATAAAGGATTTTAGCGAGGGGGTAATTGAGGGGTATGCCAATGTCTACAACTTAAAAGACAGCGATGGCGATGTCTCTCTTTTTGGCAGTTTCGCAAAGACGGTTAGTGAGAGAGCAAGGAAGATAATGATTTATAAAAATCACGATGACAATTTGCTTGTCGGTGTCCCTACACACTTTGACTTGGCAGATACCTATGGGTTAAGGATGACCGTAAAAATGAATATGGACACTCAGCTAGGTAGGGATGCTTATCACGAGAGCAAGTTCTTGGTAGAAAATGGCTTTGACTCGGGGCTATCCGTCGGCGGGTGGATTGTTAAGCGAGGTAAAAATAAGGGGGAGATTGCTGAGTGGAAGCTCAGGGAGGTATCTCTTTTGACCAAAGAGCCAGCAAATGGCTTGAGCCTTGTAGACACGATTAAAAGCGTTAAAGGGCTATCAGAAGTTAGCCAAGAGGAGTTTTGGAAAGTGATTGTCAAGGCGTATGACGACTATAATTTTAGCGATAATATAAAAAGAAGTTTAGAAAGTTTTCTGTTACTATCGGCGAAGTCGGAGCAAGATGTTGCCACCACTTCAAAGGGGCAGTCAGCAGAGAGTTTAATTTTAGATATTTATAAACAATTTATTTAGAAAAAAATGAGTAAAGAGAAAGAGGCTGCTAAATTAGAGCAGATTAAGAAAGAGGCGATGGCCAATGTTGAGGCTGTTGCGAAAGAGAAAGCTACTGAGGTGGCTAGTGAGGTGATGAAAGAGATTACCGAGAAGATGGAGGGGCTATCTTCAAAAGAAGATGTAGAGAAAGCTCTGGAGAAAGCGATGGCTGATTTAGACAAGAAACATCAGAAATTTATCTCCGAGCAGAAGAAGAAAGCTAGTATCCACGAGAGTGAGGAGGAGGCTATTGACATTAGAAAGCACTTATCTAATGTGTTGATTGAAAATGCTGAAAGGCTAAAGGGCTATCTAGGTGGTTCAATAAGCTTAACCACAAAGGCAAGTCCAGCGACTATTGTTCCTAGTAGCTTTACAGGGATTGCGAACTTTACGCAAAGACCACAAGAGGGAGTTATAATGACTCCAGCTAACAGGGTGTGGATTAGCGACTATTTGGTAAGTGCCACTTCTGACGGTTCAAGCGTTATTTATCCGAAAGAGGACACTACTGTTGGAGCTATGGACTTGCACACTGCTGGAAGTTCTAAGGCAAAGTTGCAGTATAAACTGACCACTGCCAATGCGATGTTTAAGACTGTCGCTGGTTATGTGATTGTTGACAGAGCAATGTTGGATGATGTAAGTTTCTTAAACAGCTACTTACAAAACAGGCTTTATAACGATTTGAGGAACAAGGAGAATGCTATTATTTTAGCTGGAACTTCCGACAGCTCTCCATTGGAGGGGATTTATGAAGATGCCACAAGCTATGACGGTAAATTCACCGACCCTGTGGGCAAAATTCTAGATGCACTCTATGGCCAGATTGCTGGAGAGACCTCCGACAATTACATTGGTAACACCTTGTTCTTGCACCCTAGAGATATCCCGACAATAGGACTGCAGATTGCTGATGGCTCTGGGGAGTATAACTTACCAGCTGGGATGGTTTCCTATGTTAACGGTAAGTTGAACATTGGAGGCGCTCAGGTAGTTGCCACTTCTCACATTGAGGAGGGCAAGTTCTTAGCTATTGACAACTCTGCTGTTGCGTTCGTTCGTAGGATGCTCCCAGAGTTGAAAGTAAGCGACGAGGGGCTTAGCTTAATGAAAGAGAATGAGGTGATGTTCCGAATTGAGGAGAGATTTACACAATTAATCTTCAATAAAGATGCACTTGTAAAAGGCACTCTTTAGAACTTGATTAAGGTTGCCACCCTTTCGGGGGTGGTACCTTTATATTGTTGAATTTATAAAATGTATAGATATGGCGATTGAATTAAAATATAATACAAGGTTATACAAAGGGACTGCTGCGGAGTTCGGAGCAAGTACAAGGGTATGGCCAGAGAATGCTATCTTGTTAACCACCGACAGTGGGCTGATTAAGATTGGCGATGGCGAGAGTGCTTACTCGGCTTTAGATGCTCTAAATACTGATGGTACTGTTAACTATAGTGCTTATCAGATTAGGACAGCTAGTGGCTGGGGTTCCGATTCTACAAAGTATGCAAAAGGCACTCTGTTAGTTGCTAGTGATACTGGCGAGGCGAGGGTTACACCATTGGCAAATAAGAAGTGGAGTGAGGCGACAGTGATAGTACCACCAAATATGGCGAGCATTGTTTTGTCGGCAAAGGCTGATGATGTGCTGAGTGCTACTACATTCGCTTTTGTGGATGGCAAGTTTTATCTGGGTGATGGCGAAACAGAGTTCGCAGAGCTAACCCCTTTGGTTGACACAACTGAAGAGGAGGAGACACCAGAAGAGTAAAAGTGATATGGTAACTTTAAATGTCATAAAGGATGCACTAAAGGTTGACTTCGCTGACTGGGATGAGACGCTATCTGATTTGTTGGAGAGTTCTATTGTTTTCGCAGAGAATGTAACAGGGGTAGATAGGGAAGATTTCAATCAGGAGGTCAAGAGTGCCATCGTGGATGATGTGAAGGCGAAGTTCACCAACACTGAGAGCAATGCTATTGTGGTTTTTCGTAGGAATTGTAAACGACCAATGTTTTAGTAGATGAGGTTAAATTTCCATCATAAGATAAAATTTGTTACTCAAGGTAGTAAGCCTGATAGCTACGGGGGTGTTGTCCCTGTTAATAAGACTGAGCTAGTAACATTTGCTAGTATTGAGCAATTGAAACAGTCAAGGTCTTTGGACAAGGTGCAACAATCACTCCCTACGGCGTGGAGGGTTACTATCTATTTCCGTGATAGCTTTTACCCTACTGTGGACAATTTAATTAAATGGCGAGGGAAGATTTACAAGATAATCACTACACCTACTGTTGACGACACTAGCGTTGTGAAATTTTTAACTTTTGATATAGCAGAAAACTAAAAGGTTATGGGATTCAAGGTAAAATGGGAGAGCAGTATAAGTGCTGATTTTGAGAGTGGAGTAAAAACACTTAAAGGTCAAGCACAAGAGCTGTTAGCACTTCATCTGTCAAAGATTGAAGAGTTGGCAACACGCGATGCTCCGAAGTTTATATCTCTATATTCTCAGTATTCTAGCGAGGGGTCAAAGTTAAAGGGAGAGGTGGGGGTGAGTGGTGATGATCCTATACAGGCCTACATAGAGTTCGGCACTGGTATGTATGCAAAGGAGCTGTTAAGTGGCTACCCTGATTGGGTAGTAGAGATTGCTTGGCAGTTTAAAAGGCCTATTGATGGCTTTTTACCTAGTCAGCCATATTTATACCCGAACTTTCGGGCGTTGGAGCACGAGTTTATTTTAGCACTTAAAAAGTTGGTTGATGGATAATGCTACTACTATAAGGGGGTTGATTGTTTCTGCTTTGGACAATTTTAAGTTCAGAGGGCAGTTGATACCTATCTACGATGAGGTTGCACCTAGCGACAAGGTAAAAGACAGCTGGGCAACAATTAAAGATGGTAGGAGCAGAGTGAAAGTTTGCGTTATTATGCAAGACCAACAGGAGGTGCCTTATAGCGAAAGCACTTGTAGTGTTGTAACAGCTAACCAGATTACTTTGCGAGTTATTACAAAGTGGGAGGGGCAAGGCCGTAAAAAGGTGAGTGAGGATATTGCTCACAAGTTGCTCTCCAAGTTGCGAGATGCGAGGGGCGAGCCATTGGTTTCAGGTGTTCACAAGATTAATTTAAAGTTATCACGAGGATTAAAAGAGGCTGTTGGTGGTGCTGAAGCGTACACCAAAGTTATTAGTTTAGAATTTATAATTTAGAGAGATATGGCAAATGAGATTACATATTTAAAAGGATGGGAGAATGCGAAGATGTCCTACTACAACTCTACTACTAAGCAGTACATTGCTATTGCTTGTGTTGTGGGTGTTGATGGTAGCAACGAAAGCGTCTATGAGGAGAATGTCAGCGTTTGCACAGGCGGTAAGGTTGTTAAAGATGTTATAGATATTGATAGGACTATAACTGTCAACTATCAGGTAACGACAGCCAACAGCCACAATGAGCTGAAAAAGCTGATGAAGGACAAGGCTTATTTTAAGTGGGAGAAAGGCTCTACCACTAGATTTATGAAAGGGATTATCACCAGCTTAACAGGTAGCAACTCAGCGGAGGACTACTCTTCTGGTAGCTTTACCTTTGAGGTGGAGGGTGATTTTTCAGCTACTGATTTAGCATAAAAAAGGAGGACAAGATATGAGTTATACAAGAGAAAGAGGGTGGAAGAATGCGAGATTTGCCTACTATGATGTCGGCATTTCCGAGTATATCCCTGTTGCGTGTGTTACCTCTTTGGATGAAAATTTAAGCGTAGAAACGCAAGAGCATACAAACACTTGCACACAGGGGGTTACCACCAGAGAGGTTAAGAGGGTAGTAACTGTTTTAACATTAAACGCAGAGACTACTAGTGCCAACAGCTTGGCAGAGCTAGAAGCTTTACAGAACAGCAAGATTGCCCATTATTTCAAGAGGGAGGGACATTCTTCTACCAGCTACTACAAAGCTACTATTGGTAACATTAGCACTTCTGATGTTGCTGGTGAGCTATCTACATTCACTTGTAGGTTAGATGTAGAGGAGGAGTTTGATGTTGACCCTAAAGCTGAGAGTGGCGGAGAGTAATAATTTTAAAAAGATAAAAGATGAAAGTAACTATTAAGGGTAGAGAGGTAAAATTGAAGTTTGGAACGCTAATTATAATGCGTTTCGCAAAGCAGGGAGTAAATGTAAAAGACATTTGGGGTTATTATGACACTAACCCTGTTGAGGCTTTATTTACAATTCTTAATGGTGCTTTGGCTCTGGTGAAAGAAGATGAGCTCACAGAGGAGGAGTTTTTTGAGGTGGTTGATAATTGGGGTGGGATTTGGGCAGACACTTCTACACAGATGTTGATAGAGTTTGCGAAGTCAACTAATAGAGATGCACAGCACCTACTAGACAGTAAAGTAAAAGAGTTAAAAGCAGAAATAGAGGGAGACTTATCTTCTAGCTCTCAGGAGGGAGCAGAGGATGAGGATGAGGGAAAGCTGTAATAGCTGATTTTGTTGACAACCACCTTTCTTTTGCTATTGGTGAGCTTGGTTTAGGTTATGATGAATTTATGGCGATGGAGTGGAATGAGTATTTGCTCAGGTGCCACTCCTACAACCGAGTGAAAAGAGCAGAGTGGGACAAGGTCAGGTTTATAACTTACTACAATTTTATTGCTCCTTATCAAAACCCTAAGGAGCCGAGCTTTAAGAAAAATATAGATAACATACTGGGTGATGTTAAGAAAAAGGTAAGTGCAGAGGATAGAGCAGAAAGAGATAAGGTATTAGCAGAGATAAGGGAGCAGAGAGAGAGGTTAGGAAGAGATTAAAAGTTATGGCAGAGAATTTAAAAGCGACGATTGGTGTAGATTTCTCCAAATTAGAAAAGGGAGTAAAAGACGCACAAGGCAGATTTCAGCAGTTCACAAAAGAGGTTACCGACAGCTTAAACAAAGCGTCGCAATCTTTCGTTAGTGCTGGGAAGAGTGCCTCTATCTTGTCTGGTGCTTTAGCTGGGGTAGTAACAGGTGCTGTTGCTTTGACAAAGTCTGCTGGAGATAGTGCGTCAGCTATCTTCACTTTGGCTACTGCGATTGACTCTTCCACCGACAAGTTACAGGAGTATAGGCATATTGCTCAGCAGTCGGGGGTGTCTACTGATAGCTTTGAGAGGGGGCTAGAAGCTTTAACTAGAAGACTAAAGGGGATAGATGGCGAGGGTTCAAGAGCTACTGAAAGGTTAATATCTTTAGGTGTAGCTCTGAAAAATTCAGGGGGCGAGATGAGAGCCATCGGCGATATTGGCGACGATTTGATACTTTCACTCTCTAAGATGGAGAATGCGTCCGAGAGGAATGTGATAGCGTCAGAGTTATTTGGTAGGCAGTGGGTGAACATTGCGTCAATACTAGACACAGGGGCAGAGGGAATTGAGCAGTTGAGGGAGGAGGCTCACAATTTAGGTATCGTTTTAAGCGAGGAAACTTTACAGAGTTCACTAACTTTTGCTTTGGCGATGGAGAGTCTAGGCTCACAATTTACTGCTATCAAAGACAATCTAGGCTCAAGGCTAGCTCCTATGCTTACTGAAACATTTGTGCCGTTAGTACAGAATACTATAATCCCTATCGTTCAGAAGTTCGCCGATTGGGTAGGCGATTTATCAGACAAGTTTAATGCTCTAGATGATTCTACTAAGAAGATCATTACCGTTATAGGTAGTTTCACCATTGCTTTAGGTCCAGCGTTATTAGCGTTAGGAGCAGTCACAAAGGTTCTAGCGATTATGGGTGCTGGGTTGACAGCACTGATTAGCCCAATTGGTTTGGTCGTTGGTGCTGTTGCTACTGCGTCGGTGCTAATTATCAGGAATTGGGATAAAATTAGTGCTTATTTCACTACTGGTGCTGGTGCTGAGGTTTTCCAGACAGTTTTAAGAGCAGTAAAAATCACTTTCGGTCAGATTGTTAATACTCTTAAGTTCCTAAAAGAGCAGTTTACAGAGGTCTTTGATTTTATCGGCAATATCTTTACAGGAGATTTTAAGGGTGCTTTAGATAATCTAGGGCGGATGTTCGAGAATACATTCGGTTTTATCTGGGATACTGTAAAGTCCGTTGTCGCCAATATGACCAATTATCTAGGTCAGTTCTTTAAGTGGCTAGGCTTATCAAAATGGGGCGATGGCTTACAAAATTGGGCAGAGGAGATTGCTCCTAAGTTCGACGCTTTAGATAATGTAGTAGACAAAGTTAGTAAAGGTACTAAAGAGCTTAACAAAACGATAAAAGATACTAAGGTATCAGCGGAGGGATTGGGAGACGCTTTGGGTGGTCTAGGTGGCTCTATGATTGGATTACTACCACAGATAGAGCAAAACATTGCATTATTAAAGCAAGAGAGGGATTTATTGCTAGACCCTTCAAAAATTCAGGCACTCAACAATGAGATAGCTGTTTTGGAGGAGAGGAGAAAGGTCTTACAGATGACCACTCAGGAATTGCGTGATTATCGCAAAGAGCAGTTAGCTCTTGCTGAGGTTGTTATGCCAGATAAAGACCCTTTTGCGAAGTTGGGCGATTCAATGGCTAGTTATAGAGAGGGGATGTCTCAATTCGTTGAAGACTTAATGTCGCAACAAGAGAAGATTGATGATATTGCTACTCAATTTCAAAATGCAATAGTAGGAGTAGTTTCAAATTCCATTGAACACTTAACGGATATTATCGCTGGGACAGGCAATTTAGATTTAGGCAAGATGATGTCTTCTCTACTTATGCCTTTAGCAGACACAGCAATAACAGCTGGTATTTTGATAATGACAACAGGAGAGGCTTTGGAGGCTCTGAAAATGGCGTTTGAGAATTTATTCGGAGTAGGACCAGCTGCTGCGATTATTGGAGGGTCAGCGTTAATAGCTATTGGCACAATGGCAAAGGCTGGGCTAAAGAGTATAGCGTCAGGTGGTGGAGGTGGTGGAGCAAGTGCCACCTATTCAGCTACTCCCACAGCAGTAGCAACACCGATGGGTAGCTATGCAGAGAGCTATGGCGGTGAGGTTACCTTTAGAATTGGTGCTGACGAGCTTGTCGGCGTGTTAGATTTGGCAAATAACAGGGCAAACAGATTTTAAGAATATGTATAATGTAGCTTATAAGTTAGAGTTTATTGACAGGCTAAACAGAGTCTGTTCGGCTAACCTATTGCGTAAAAACTATGTAGGAGAGGTTCACTCTATCGTTGGAGTTGATGTCCCTATTTCTCTGTCATATGGCCAAAGGGGGGGTCGTATAAAGACCACTTCTGCACAGCTACAAGCGTTATCGGATGAGAAGTTTAACATAGATATTCTTAAAACTACTGATGAGAGAGATATTAGGCTAGACTTCTATATTGGCTCTGACTTAAAATTTCAAGGCTTTGTTCTACCAGATTTCTACTCTGAAGTGTTAGATACTAGCTCAGTAGTTATTTTAGACGCTACCGACAATATCGGTTCATTAGGTTCTCAGGCTATCGATTTAAAAGGGTCAGTAACCATAAAGAGGGCATTAGAGCATTGCCTAGCGAAAATTAACGATTTGCCGTTAAAGATTGTTTCAAATTTCAATCTCCCAGCGTTGCCGAGTAGCCAACCATCCAACCTAGAGGTGTGGGATTGCGAGATCGTGGTAGATGGCTTTTCTAGTTTCAGAGATTTGATAGAGAGTGTGCTAGTCGCTACTGGCTCAAGGTTATTGCAATATGATGGTGCGTGGTGGGTTTTCAATGACTACCAGCTATCACTTCAGGAGGGTAAGGAGTTCGTTGAGGGCGACAATGTAGGTGATAGCTATGTTTCTAGGACGATCAATTTTGATTATTTCCGAAAAGGTGCAGTTCGCAGATTATTGCCTGTCGCTAGTCAGGTTTCGACCTTGTTCAAATTTCAAGGGTCAAGAGAATATCCTTTATCGCAGAATTTTGTGGACGATTGGGACGCTAACTTCTTTCTAATTTTAGGAGCAGTTCCTGTTGTCAATCGTGAGGTAGTCGGTTTTAGTCGTTCAGGCTCTATTTTCGGCGATTACATTCTAGGCGATGAGGTGGAGTTCAACTCTCTAGTTTTAGACAGAGATGTGGCTGTCGCCAACCTTAACACAGCAGACTACTACCACACTATTATAGACATTTTAAGCCCACAGGGTAGAGTGAAGATAAATGCTACTGCGATAAATTGTCGTAGAGGACCAATCGGGATATTCAGAGGGTCAAAGTTACCATTCGCTATCCTAGTCAATTATGATGGAGGGACAAAGTACCTCTCAAGCAGTGGCGATTGGTTGGAGTGGACAGGGAAAATCACACAGCAGAGCTTTATAGATTTTGTGGATGCCGACAGAGATTATAACGACCCTATATCTGGAGGGTTAGAGGTAGATTTTAATATAGACTTTGATTACGAGGAACTACATAGTCTAGAGGTTAGATTTTTCGGTGTTAAGTCAATGCACTCTCTAGCTCCTATCCTAGTTCATAAGGTTGCAGTTGCCTTTGATAACGAGACAGATAGTGATGGGGTTATCTTCAAGACTATCCAGAGGGGAGACTTTTCGCTTGTAGACACTCAGGAGGTGTCAGAGGTAAGCAGTTACACGGGTATAGGTGTTAATGGGCTTATCTACCCTTTTCCAAAATCAGAGAAAGGGCTAATCAGCAAAGGAGGTAATATCAACTTACTATTCCACTCGTGGGGTAGTTGGAGTGGCCACCCCTCCGATAGGGGGTTGCCATTATTACGGCAGTCTGTAAGGCAAAAGAGTCTACTCTCAAGTTGCACAAGAGATAGTTATAGAGGTAGGCTTAACGCACACTTTGACCCTCTAGCTTTGTATTTTGATTGTCGTTCCGATGCGTTTTTACTGAAAAATGCAAAGTACGATGCTCTCCGTTGTGTTATTGATGGAGTATTAGAGGAGGTATGTGTGGAGGAGAGGGAGAGGAGAGATTTCGTCTATTCGCTGTTTGGCGAAGATAGGGTGTCAGGGTTTCCACCATTACCAACATTTATGGAGGTAGAATTTTCGGGGTATGGAGTAGATTATATCTCAGCGTTCGGGGGTTCGCCGATTATTTTGCGGTATAACAATCTAGACAACAAGTACTATCTAGGCGAGGTGTTAGCCAACGATGGATTTTATACTGTTGAGAAAAAGGCAACAGCTAAGAGTTCTTTTTACTACCAGATTGTTGGAGGGTTGAAAATTTGGGAGGGCAACGGCTCAATGATAGATAAAACCTCTGTTAATTACTATGCTTTCGCCTACACAAAGACTGAGGCGTGGGAGGAAGTGGAGGAGGAGGAGCCTAGCGAGTGGCAAGTTCAAGGGCAGTTGTGGTTAGACGAGGTGAATGAAGTTTATTATTCTGATGTTCACGGAATAAATAAGGCAGAGGGTGTTTATATTATCGCAAAGGGTGGAGAGTTTGATGATATCTATTTAGTTTTGAAAGAAGGCGAAGTGTCAGGCGAGGTGCCAATGATAGAGCTAGAAGATATAACAAACCTTATTGTTATGGTAGTTTTGGGATATAAGGGCGATTATCAAGGAGGAGCCTTTGAGTGTGGCATAGTTTGGAGTTTTTCGCAAACGCCGACAATCTACGATAACAAAGTTATGTGCGACAATAACGATATAGGATTGAAAGGTATAAGCCTAGAGGGTGAGATAGAGGAGGGGACAATCTTTGTTAGAGCCTATGCTCAAAACCAATGGGGAGTAGGGTATTCTACCAATATAATGATGGTAATTTTCGGAGACGAGGAGGAGAGTGGAGAAGATGAAGAAACTTAAAAAGATATAGTTATGGTAGTAAAAAGAATAGGAAACGATATAGTAATTAACTGGGCGGTGTGGCTAGATCAGGAGCAGACTACCCCCGAAGATTTCACTAACTCATTCGTAGAAGTTTGGGTTGTCCACCGAAGGAGTGGAGAGGAGTACCCACAAGAGTTTGCGATTTCAGGCAATGTAATAGAAGTTCAGTTTACAGCTAATGAGCAGTTCAAGCTGGGCAATTATGACTTGAAGTTGCGGAGGTCGAGAGATGACTTGAACATTAAGGGCGGCGTTGCTACTTATACAAGGGATTACTGCGATGCTTTCCGCTTGGTGGCTAGAAGTTGCGAGGTGCCAGAGAGTGGCGAGATAGATGCTATCTCTATTATTCTGAATAAAGGAGAGAAAGGAGAGAAAGGAGAGAAAGGGGATAGCGCGTTCGTTGTTTGGCAAAAAGAAAATGGAGCTGATAAAACATATCAAGATTGGATAGACTTTCTACAATCTCCTGCGAACGATGCAATCGCTGATGCTGATGCTGCTACTGTCAGAGCAAATAACGCTGCCGATTTAGCAAACACAAAAGCTGGGTTAGCTAATGATGCTGCCAACCTCGCTAATGAGAAAGCTGGAGAAGCAAATACTCAAGCTCTCTACGCAAATGAACAAGGGGACTACGCTAAGGAACAAGGTGAACTTGCCCAAACGGCAAGGGAAAATATAGAGGGAGATTTAGCCCTAAAAATCGACAAATCCTCTATCACTCACGAGTTAGGCGATTCGGAAGAATTGGTTATGAGCCAAAAGGGGGTTAGTGACGGAATAACTCAATTAGCGGGCGAAGTGAGCCAAATGGTTAATGATGAATCTGCGAGATTAGAACAGGAAAGCATCGACCGCACCTACAAGACAATGCGAATTGGTGCAACGGGGCTTGTAACCCTATCTCCCACTACCCGATATTTCACTTACCGCTTGAATATGTTGGACAACATTACTCTTACCATTGACCTACAACGGATGATTGAGCAAGTGGGTAATGCCCGATGCCGACTGATTATTGATATGCCAATCCTCAAGACTATCACTATCACCAATCCTATCCTTTGGGGAGGTACAGTGCCCACTTTCGACACTGCAGGACAGTATATCTTAGAGGTTATAGATGTAGATGGTAGCGGTACACCTTTAGTTTGGCTTGTAGCTTCCACTACTAAGGCACAAACAACGGGTAATATTTTGTATGTTGATTCCACAGGTGCGGATTATACCG